GCTTCGCCGCTTTCCGTTGAAATTGTTGGTGTTAGTTTACACCTATACTCTCACGTTCCGTTTGAGACGGGACAGCTCCCGGCGGCCGACGTCGAAGAGGACGTAGTTCCCATCACGGAGGCGGCGCACTTCCACGACACACAGCATCCCACTCTGGCTCCGCAGGTGGGTGATGATGTCGTCCACCATCATGCGCTCGGTGGCGGTCAGGTGCTCGCCCCAGACCCGTGGCTCGGCCGTCCTCATCGGCCCACGCCCTGGAGCCGACGTATCTGCTCCATGCGTTCCCTCTGGATCCGCTGCTCGTCGCCCCACTCCTCCCGAGTATTGGCCCGCGCGTCATACCAGCGCTGGTAGTCCGGCGTCGGCCCATACTGGAGGAGCAATTGCCGCTGCTCCGGGGTGATCGGCTTGTCCGTCTCCACCATGTCGAAATATCGCGTGAGCTGCTGCTCCAGCCGGAGGTTCTGCACCACCTCGCCGGTCTGCTTGTTGACCCAGCGCCAGGGCTGGTCGGACGCCCGGGGCGCCGTGATGCCCAGATCGGCGCGGATCTCCTTCTCCCGCCGCGCCCGCGCCGAGCGCTGCATCCGCGCCTGCTCCTCGGGCGACGCCTGGAGATAGCGCCGGTCCCCGCGCAGCTGCTCCATGACCTCGACATCCACCTGCCGCATCCGCTCCGCCAGTTGCTCGAACTGCTTCGTCTCTTCATTCGAGCCCGCCCGCACGATGCCGCGCGTGCCCGGGAACCGCGCCAGCCGGAGCGCCAGATCGGTCTCCGGCCCCTGCGGCTGCGGGAACACCCCGAGTCCGCGGCCAAGCTCATCAATGCCACGGAGCGCCGCGCGACCCGTGCCGCCGAACCCGGCGCCCACGATGTGCTCCAGCTTGGCCGGCGACCACTGCGGCCGCGAGGTGATCCCCGCCGCCGGGTTATCGACCAGCCGCTGCGCCACCCATTTCGCGGTCTCACTGGTGCTCGGGCGCGCCCGCTCCTGGACGGGCTGACCCTCCATGCCCTCGGTCTCGATGGGCGCCATACGGAAGGTGTCGTAGTTCATCTGCGCTTCCAGCATCCCCTGGGCAATCGGGGGCAGCGGGATCGTCGCAATGTCGGTTCCACTGGACCAGGGGGTGACGCTGCCGAGAAAGCTTTTGGCGATCTCGTCGTAGCGACGCGGGTTATTCTGCTGGACGTAGCGCATGACGTCGTCGGCGATATTCCAGAGGATGCGCCCGGCGCTCGGCTTCGGGATCCCGATGTACGAGGGAATCTCCCGGCCGCGCTCGTCCTGGACCAGCGGCGTGAAGGGATTCACCAGGATGATGTTGGCCTCACGGTCGTACTGCGGGATCTTCTCGTAGGCATCCGCCAGCTCGGGGCGACTGTGGTTATAGGCCCAGGCCGACACCGCCGCGCCCGAGAGGATCGCCAGCCGCGCCGCCGCCCGCTGCTGCCGGGGGCCGCGCCGCCCGACGATGGGTTCCAGGGCGTTGAACGTCCCTTTGACGTTGGCATTGAGGAAAATCGCCACCGGGTTGAAGGCCTTGATGAGATGATGGGCGTTGAGGAAATCCACCCGGGCCTCACGGGTGCGGGCGGCTGCCGTCATCGGGTCGACCACCGGCTCGCCGATCAACCCCTGGAGCGGACCGGGCAGATGGGGTCCTTTCCACCCCCCGGACTGCGCCATGTAGACGCCGATGGATGGCCCTTCCTCGATGACCTGGTTGACCCGCTTGATGAACTCGAGCGGGTTGGGCAGGATCATGCGAGCCATGGTCTCGGCCCGCCCCCGGCGCAGCTCGACGAGCGTCTTCGGTGCCTGGCCCCGCCCCGAATCGAAGAGGCCCCCCATCCCCGAATGGGACCGCGCCCAGGTGGTGTAGTTGTCGTCCTGGGCAATGGCCGTGTAGATGCCCCGCATGTGGTGGGGACCGAGCGGAAACAGACCCTCCCGGTAGAAGGCGTCGAAGGCGTCGCGGCCGAAGTTCCGCAGGACGAAGTCCGGGCTGGCCTGCGTCATCGCGATCTTGCTGGGCGTGTTGATGAGGTTGAAGAAATCCCCGATGGCGCCGATCTGACTGGCGTCGAGCTGCTTCGCCTCGGCAGCGAGGAACTCCGGCACGAAGTAGGTCTCCTTCTCGCCGTCCTTGAACCGCGAGACCGTCTCGTAGCCCCCCGGCGGGCGCTTACCCGGCTGTGCCCGGGTAATCGACCAGCGGGTGCCGCCCCGCGCCTGGTGCTGAAGGAGGGATTCGATCAGGGCGTCGGCGGCGTCCTGCCGCCCTTGCGCATAACGCACGCGGTAGGTCCGAGCGAGAATGGCGTCGAGGGGGGCCGCGATGTCCCGCTCACTGCCGACGCGCCGCTTGAACTCCTGCTCCGCCATGTTGATCGAGCGCGAGCCGGTGGCGAAATTGCCCCCCTCGCGCGCGGTGAAGTCCAGCACCTCGTGGGGGAAGTAGTGCTGGTTGCTGTTCAGGATGTCCTGGATCTGGGTGTTGGTCAGGAAGCTGCCCCGGCTCGGTTCGAGGTTGGTGCGGAACTGGAAGTCCTGCACGTCCCGTTCGGCCTGCTCGAGCGCACGGAACGCTTGTGGCCCAATCTTCTGCTCCAGCTCCTGGAGCTGTTGCGCCGCCCAGGCGGCCGTCTTCCCCCGAGGGGTCGCAAACCCCCGCGTATCCAGCTCAATCGTCTGTTTCGCGCCCATGTAGGAGTCCAGATCGCTCAGCTTCCCCCCGGCCGCCTCGAGACGGTCGAAGATCGGGTTCAGCTCCGTGCGCAGGATCACGTCGGTCTCGTGGACCAGGGCGGGAAGCTGGGTGGCGAGACTGTGCGGGCGCGGACCGGTGGGGCCGACCGTCTCCAGGACGTCCCGCTCGATGTCGCGGATATAGGGGAAGGCGTCACGGGGATCCATGTTGTGGCGAGGATCCCGAATCCACTCGATCGCGCGGGTCAGACGGCCCGGGGTCGGCTTCGACGCATAGATGTCGTAGAGCTCGGCGAGGTCCGGACTGGCGCCGGGCGGGGGCGGGGTATTGCGGGTGCGGCCGAACGGCAAACTCGCAAACCCGGGCTCGTCCGTGAGTGCGGTCGCAATATCCTCGAACTGACGCCCGGCCCGGCCAATAGCCCGGGCGGCGCCGTAGCCACCGGCGGCGCCGAGTGCGGCCCGGGCCAGCCGCTCCTGCAGGGTGGTGTTCTCGTCGGTGCCGATCTGGGAGGCGCCCGCCCCGAGAGCGGCGCTGCCGAGCTCGGTGGCGAATGGAGCAGCGGCCTGGCCCCCCTCGCGACCGGAGAAGGCATTGGTGATCTTCGGCAGCGACTCCTGGAAAATCATCGTCGCCGTGTGTTGGATTGGCTCGCCACCGGCATCCCGCATCGGAACACGGCGACCACCGTCATAGCGAATCCCGTCGAAGCCCATCTCGGCCAGGACCTCGTTCGGCGCGTCCTTATCCCGGAAGGCCGTGGCCAGGGCTCGCCAGAGGTCATGGCCGGTCGGCACATCGGTCCCGCCGAGGTAATCCTCGACATCACCCGCCGCCGAGAAGCCGACGCGCTCCAGCACCTGGTCAACCAGGGCGGGTGGTACGGGGGCTTCGGCATCGAGGAGGTTCAGGGTATCCGGGAGATTCACGGCCCGGACGTTCGGGCTCGCGTCCTCCGCACCGGGCCGCCGCGCGGCGGCCCAGGCGTAGCCCCGTCCCGGGCGGGTGGCGCCCGGCACCCCGCCGGCCACGACCGGGGAATCCGTCACGTAATAGCCGGCTCCATACAGGTCGTCGTAGTTGAAGCGCGATGCGTCTGGTGTCTCGAAGGCTGCCGCCGTCCCGTGGTAGGCACGGGTCTCGCCCGGCGGCACCGGGAAACGGTCGAGGTTACTCGGCGCATTCAAGAGCGGCAGGTCCGGGCGACCACCGAGCGGAATGACGTCCGGGGTCTCTCCGGCCGGTCGGGCTGCACTGAGCAAGCGGGCGACCGCGTCATTCGCGCCAGCCTGGTCGCCCGCCCGCCACTGTTGATAGGCCTCAGCCAGCGCCTGTCGTCCGTTGTCGCCGAGCACCGGCGTAATCTCCCGGGCGTAGTCGTTGAATTGCCGGGCAATGGCCTGTTCCTCGGGATCGAGCAGTCCTCGGGGCGCCCCAGCAGGGAGCTGTAATGGAGGAGCCGCCTGCTGCAGGATCGCCTCGATTTCGGCAGCCAGCGGATCCGCACGCGGTGCGACCGACGTCTCCGCCGCACGAGCAGCACGACCGGCCGGGATATAGCCGAGCGCGGCGACTGGGGCCAGCGGGCCAGAGGTCAGGATGTCCACCGCCTCCAGACCACGACCCACCGCCTGCACCGCCGGTCGGGTACTGCTGGCCGCCCCCGGGCCGAGCAGGCTCACGGCGAGGAGTGGTCCCTGCTCGATGAGACCCTTGACCGCCTGCGGCAATTCCTGGCCGTAGGTCGACCACCAGGCGTTGAAGGCGGCATCGACACCCTGCTCTTCGGCCACCCGGTTCAGGTAGGGGTCGTTCCGCATCTGGTTGCCGAAGAGGTTCCGCACGCCTTCGGCACTGGCGCTGACCGCCTCGGTGCCGAGCTGCGCCATGATGCCCGCTGCCTGGAAGAGACCCGGGGTCCAGCTCCCACCACCGGGCAGCGGGATACTCGGAATCTCGGCGGTGCGCTCACCAAAGGGAAGCTGGTTCTGCACCGTGCTGCGCGCTTCATTGAGACGGGTGGCCACGTCCTGCGGGGTGCCAAGCCGCTGCTCGTCGATGTAGGTGGGCAGCGCCTGACCCGTGTCGGTGGGGGCATTGCGGGCGATGCTGGCGGCGGCGGCGTCGGCCACGGCGCCGGAGCCCTGACCGAAGAGGGTGGCGACCTCGGCAGCCCGTTCCTGCCAGGTCTGCGGTTGGGGGGCCAGCGCGGCCTCGACCTCTTCTGGCGTGGCGAAGAACTGCTCGTAGTAAGCTAGGTCCTCTTCCGGTACCTGGGGGGCCGGCGTCTCGCGGGCGGGCAAGTTCAGACCCTGGAGTGCCCGCACCTGAGCATCGGAGGCGCCAATCTCGCGGTTCTCGCTCGTGTTGCCCTCGAGGGTGGCCACGCTCGGGACCGGCGACGCCGGGTTGTCCAGGTAGAGCACGCCGTTGATGCCGCCCCCGGCCAGGCGACGGCTCGCCTCGTTCATCTGAGCGATCGTCATCCAGTCGCTGCCGCCGTAGCGGGAGACCACCGTGCCGCTGGTCCCGACGTGGTAGCGGCCATCCCGATAGGCGTCCGCCACGAAGTAGTGGCCGGCCGAGGAGATGGTGACCGGGTTGCCGCCCTGGATATCACGAATGATGGGCGCCTCGTCGGGACGCTCGCCGGTGACGACGACGCGGTTCGGGATCCCCATGCGGTCGAGCAGCCGCCCCTGGTTGGCGATGCCGTTCATGCCGCCGCCAGGGGTCCAGTTCACCTGTTTTGCCAGGTCGAGCGCTTCGCGAAGGGTGGGGTTCCGCCCCATAGCACGGGCAAACGCGACGGCGGCGGCGGGTCCACAGGCAGCGGCGGCTTCCGATGCGGAGAGCGCCCGGTCCGTGAACTGGTTGGGGACGAGGTCCGGGTTGCCGACGGTGCCGGGGGCATTGACGGCCGGGATGTTGCCCCGTTCCTGGATCTCCTGCTGCGGCGCCGGTTCCGGGAAGACGAAGTCCTCGGGGACCTGCGGGCCGAGCACCTCGGGCCATTGCTCGGGGGGCGGCGGGGCCGGTGGGCCAAGGACCTCGGGCCACTGCTGGGGCTGCGCCACCGGCTCGAAGCCCTCGGGCATCGGGGGGCCAATGAATGGCTCGGGCTCCGGCTCGGCGATGCCCTGGGCGCCGAAGTTGATGTCGGTCGCCCAGTCGTCGCCGGCTTGCGCCATGACCGGGTAGCGCATGCCGCCAAACGTGACATAGTTGCCCTCCTCGACGGGCGCGGACATGAGGTCAAATGGTCCAGACGGGATCGGGTACGACGGCGGGAGGTCCGGGCGCGCCGGGCCACCGGGCAGCCCGGGGAGCAGCGGGCTGGCTTCGCGCCCGTCGTCTGGGAAGGCAGGCGTGAGGATGTCCCGGGCGTCGCGCAGCGGGATGGCGTCCCGACCACCGGCCGGCTGACCCGACGGCATGATGCGATTCAGGTAGGTCTGCGTCTCACCGAATGGGTGGCCGGCGCGCAGCGCATTCACCGCACGGGGCCCGCCGTTGTAGGCCGTGAGCGCCAGGCGGTAATCGCCGCCGTACTGGGTGAGCAGATCGCGCATGTGGAAGGCAGCAGCGTCGAGGCCATGCTGTGGGTCGGTCATGATGCGGTTGGCGTCAGTCTGATAGCCGGCCCGGTTCATCTGGTTCGCCACGGCCGTTGCGGTGGCAGGGATGAATTGGCCAATACCCGTGGCGCCAGCCGAGCTGCGGCGCTGGCCGGTGATGACGTCCTGGGACCAGCCCGACTCCTGACCGATCTGGCGCAGAAAGACGTCGGGCTCGAGCCCGTGGCGGGTGGCCGTCTGCCAGGCGTAGTCCTGGAGCTGGTTCAGGGCCGGCCGGGTGGGAAGAATGGGTTCTGGCTCAGGTTCGGGCTGCCACTGCGGGGCGGGTGCGGGCCTGGGCTGGTCGCGGTATTGCTCCCAGGCCTGCTGCTGCTCGCGCCAGTCATACGGCATGGTCTGGGTCGGCTGGGTGAGGGTGCCGCCGCTCCTGGCGTCGTAGAGGCTGGGGGTCGGGGCCTGGTTCTGCCAGGAGGTCCAGCCGATGTTCTCGTACTGGGGCTGTGGCTCGGGCTCGGGCTGCCAGAGCTCGGGGGGCGGCGGCTCGTACGCGGCCTCGGCCTGGGCGGCGATCTCGGCCCGTTCGGCCTCGATCTCGTCCAGCCAGCGCTCGTATTCGCGCTGTTCGGCCTCGGCGGCGGCCTGCCGCTCCGCTTCCTCCTGCCGACGGCGTTCCTCTTCCTGGCGTTCCCATTCTTCCAGGGAGTGATCGAACTCATCCGAGGTCCACTCGTTAAAAATGTCCTCGGGTACCAGGACCATGGGTTACTTCTTCCTCGGCTTGACCTTCTTCGGGAGGTCACGGGTCGGGTAGCCGGAGACGAACTCTTTCGCCTCCTTCTTCGAGAGACCGGGCGCCTTCGCCTTGCCCGCTGCGACCGAACGCATGAATCGAGCCTGAGCCTGTGATTTCGGCGGCATGGCTACTCCTTCCGAGGTGGCGGCGGCTTCGGCATGGGGGTGCTGACGACGTGATGACCCTCTTTTCGGGGGGTGCCGCGTGTCGTGTGCATCGGTTTACTGGGCGAGGGGGCTGGGATACCCATGGCTTCTTCCTTTAGAAGAACGCTACTTCTTGCGGGGCGGAACCGATTTTCGTGCTATTTCCTGCTGGTCTCTATTTACGTGCTATTTCTTGCTGGTCTTACTCTTGCCCTTGACGGGTTTGGCGGAGAGCTTCCGGAGGGGGATGGGGAGCCCCTGCTTCGGGGGCTCCTTCTGGTCGAAGGGGAACCGCTTCGGCATGAGGGCCTCCTACTTCTTGCGCGGGGTGACCTTCACCTTGACCAGGGCGGGCTTCACCGTGGTCAGCGGCTTGCCGGTGGCTTTGGCCGTGCGAGCGGCGGCGACGCGACCCGCCGGGGTATAGGGAAAGTGAGCTTTCTTGCTGCCGGTTCCAACAGTAGGCATGGGTTCCTCCTATCTATGCTATGGCTGGTAAAATGTAGTCATAACTAGTCCCGGGCATGGCCGTGAACCACCCCGGGCTGGCACCCCAACACGGGAGGTTGGAATGCGTCCTCAGTCTATCATCCCCTGTGCCTGCGGCTGTGGCCAGACCCTCACGACGCCCTCTCGACGTGGCTACCCACGGCGATACATCATCGGGCATAACGCCAATCGAGAGACCCCGGAGCAACGGTTCTGGCGACATGTTGAGAAGACCGATGGCTGCTGGCTGTGGACTGGACCACGATTCCGCAGCGGGTACGGCCAGTTCTCTGTTAAGCACCCGAAGGCCACTGTGGTACGAGCACACCGGCTCTCCTGGGAGATCCATAATGGGCCGATCCCGGATGGCATGCTCGTCTGCCACACTTGTGATGTCCGACTTTGTGTGAACCCGGCTCATCTCTGGCTTGGAACCACCCTTGACAATGTACGAGACAAGATCAAGAAGGGGCGGGACACCCATGGAGAGGCCGTCTGGACAGCCAAGCTCACCGCTACCGATGTGATCGCTATTCGGCAACGGTACGCCATCGGCGACATCATGCAAAAGCAACTGGCTCAAGAATACGGGGTGAGCAAGCATGCCATATGGGACATCGTCAATCGACAGCATTGGCGTCATCTGCCCTAACCTAGTACCACGAAGGACCATTGAAGACGGTGTTCCCGTTATTAACCGCCCCTGCCTGCATGTAGGGATTCTGCGGGTTCGCGTTGAAGCGATCGTAGAGCTGCTGCTGGGTGGGGACGGGCTGGCCGGGGATGCCCGAGCCGAAGGCGCCGTAGAAGTCGGTCATGCTGGTGGCGACGGGACTGCGGCCCGCGCCAAATGCTTCCGGGCCGCCCCCCCACAAATGGCCCGCGATCGGGGAGACCGGTGGGGCTGGCGGGACCATGGCGGCATTCCGGGCGCCGGCCTCGGCGGCGCGGTCGATGTACTGCCAGGCCCCCTTGGTTCCATCCCACCAGTAGTCGTTCGGGTTACCGGGCGGAGCACTGGTCGGTGTTGGGGACGTGGCCTGTTGTTGGGCGAGGTTCGCAGCACCGCCCGCCACCATCTGTTGGCCATTCGGGGTCATGGCAAGCTGGTTCAATGGGACCGCTGGCGGCGGCGGCGGCGGTAGAGCAGCAGTCGGAGCCGGGTTCTGCGCGGGCGGGACATACGGACCGGCTCGATCAACATACGATGGTTGGTCGATGGGCATGTGCGACCCACCCGGTGGCGTAACCCCGACCCCGATGTTGTCGTTGCCGTAGTGGGTACCGACAAAACGGTTGTCCGCCGGCATCGCCCGCACGGGTGGCGGTTGCTGGCGCTGCTGCATGCGGGACTGGAGCGCGGTGAGCAGGGAGCGGGGCATGGGGCCGAAGCCGGGCACGTCCACCATGTCGGCAGCGGTAACAGCCGGAGCGCGACGCTGCACGATATCCATGCTCGCCATTCCGCCTTGCGGCGTATTGGCTGAATACGATGGGCCACCCACCTGGGGCCGCTGGAAGGAGGCGTTCGGGTTGGCGTTCGCATAGGCGGCGGGGGCCGGTGCCGGGAGGGTGCGGACCGGACCGATGGCGTTCATCCAGGGGTCGTTCACGGTCTGAGCCGTACCGGGGCCGAAGTTGCGTGGACCACCACCAGTCGCTACCGGTTGGGCCATGGCCGTGCTCCGCTGGGCCTGCACCGGTGGCATGGGGGGCCGGGCCATGGCGGTCGGGGCCCGCTGGAAGGACGCGTTGGGGTTGGCACTCGCATACGACTGCTGGCTCGGTGCCCGCCCGGCTGGGGCCCGGGGTGGGGCCGGTGGCGGCATGGGCGGGCGGCGCTGCTGGGCCGACTGGAATACGGCGCGGCCGCTGAACTGGTCCTGTGGCGCCATGTTGGACTCTCCTTCTTCCTTTAGAAGAACTCCTCCGGACGGAGGCTACCGGCCAATCTGCGCGTAGCCCTGGCCCGCGTAGGCCCCCTGTTGTCTCGTAAGACGATTCTGCTCGATCAAGGCGAGAATATCCGGCACGTAATGACCTTGTCGGGTCCACTCCCCGATGGCCATCTCGCGCTCGCTGGGGCTGAGGTCCTGGCTCCACACGCGATACGAAACTTGCTGCGGCGAAGGCAGCCGGGCCATGAGCGCCGTCATGGCCGGGTTGGTGGTGGCCGGCGGCGTGCTGGTCGGCGCGGTGAACCCAGTCGGCGGTGGGGTCGGGGTGAGCCCGGCGGTGTAGATGGTGGCGTTCGGCGGGCTGGTCGGCTGGGCGTGCTGCGGCTCGCGCGGCACCGGCTGTGGCGCCATGGGGGCCTGGGCCTGCTGGTTCGGGGCCTGCTGCTGTTGCTGCGGCGTGAGCGGCTGTTGCGGATTGGTCAAGGTGTTGAGGTTGGCCGGGGCGGCGGGCTTCGGGGCCTGCTGCACCTGGGGCTGCTGGGTGCCGGTCGGTGCGGTGAAGCCGGCCGCCGGCTGGGCGGCCTGGAGCCGGGCGATCTCGGCGCGGATGGCGGTGGTGTCGGTGGTGCCGCCGACGTTCTGGGAGAGGAACTTCTGCAGCGAGGCGAGGCGGGCGGCGTCCGGGTTGGCCGGGTTCTGCGCGGCCGGCACGATGGCCTCACCCTGATGCACGATGGCCGGCCCGGTCTGCGAGACGTAGGACGTGCCGGTGGCGTACTCGGGCAAGCCGGTGTCCTGCGGCCAGGCGCCGTATCCCCGATTGGGGTCGCCCGAATCGAAGCCGGCGTGCTGCCCGGGCGCCGGCTCGCGGAACTGTTGATTGCTGAAGTCATAGTAGGTGGCCGGTCCCGGCGAGGGGACGGTGTACTGCGGCACGGTGGGCGGCAAGGGACCACCACGCAGGGCGGCGGTCATGTCCTGGTAGCCGGTGCCCGGGCCGGTGTTGCGCTGGATGCCGGTGGTGGCGTTGGCCGAGGTCGGGGCCCCTGCCAGCGCGGCTTTGGCGGCATCGACGGAGCTGCGCACCTTGGTCTGGATGTACTGCGTGGCCGGGGCGCCGCCCGCCTCGCCGGGGCGGACATGCGCACCCGCCACGTCAGCGTTCGCCCCGGTGCTGTAGACGCCGGGGGAATCGGGCTGCCAGCTGCCGACCGCTGGCATGCCGTAGCCGCCGCTGTAATACGGGCTGTTCGGGGTGTAGCCGGGCATCCAGTTCGGGTTGCCGGTGGTGTTGCCGGGCTGGATGCCGCCGCCATAGGGGGTGTACGGGGTGTAGGGCTGCTGCCCGGTTGGCGGGGGCGTGGTTCCCGTCGGTGGCGGGGTCGTGCCGGTGGGGGCTGGCGGGGTGGTGACGGGCGGGGCCTGGGCCTGGGCCTGGGCCTGTTGCATCATCTGCATGATGTAGGCCATGGCGTTCTGGGCCGGCGGGCTCTGCTGCGCCTGCCCTGTCGGGAAGGACTGCAGGTACTGCTGGTACATCTGGGCGACGATGGACGGCCGATCCTGATTGGGGTAGGGGATCTGCGGGATCTGCGGCGCCTGCGGGATGGGGATGCCCATAAAATTGCCGGTCATGGCGGGCATGCCGGGGAGTCCCGGGTAGCCGCCCGTGGTCATGGTCGTCGGGGCCTGGAAGCTGCCGGGGGTCGTGGCGGCCTGCGCCCCGGCGGCGGGGGTGGGGGCGGTCTGTTGGCCGTAGCCCTGGGGGACGGCGTACCAGTTGCCCCCGGCGTCCTGGTACATCTCCTGCTGCGGGCGACCGCCGAAGGTCGTGGCGGCCTGGGCCTGCTGCCACTGCTCAGCCTGGGCCCGCTGGGCGAGCGCCGGGGAGGCCTGCGCCACCCACGGGTTCTGCGCCAGGTAGTCGCTCAGGCTCTGCGCCTGGACCGGGGTCAGGTCCTCCCGGCCCTCGGCCACGGCTTGCCCGTAGGCCTGGTTCATCTTCCCGAACATCTGGGCGCTCATGCCCGCCTGCGCCATGGCTTCCTCTGGCGAAGAGCCAGACGCCATGGCCGCCTGGAAGGCGCCGACCTGCTGGGCCTCGGCCATCGGCAGGCCCATGCCGCCGAAGCCGGCGATGCCCTGCTGCTCCACCTGCTGGCGGGTGTAGAAGGGGTTCATCCAGGGGGCGCCGTTCTTCTGGGCGTCGCTCATGCGATTCCACTGGTCGGGCGTGGCCTTCGGCATCGACTGCCAGGCCTGCCAGGGGCTGATCTGGCCGGAGAGCAGCGCGTCGGCCCAGGGGGCGCGTTCGCCGAAACGGGGCGAGTTGAAGTTATTGATGGGGTCATAGCCGGCGGTCGGCGCCCAGCCGGGCGGCGCCGCCTGGGCAGTGGCCGGCGTGCCGGGGAGCGGGGGCGCGGTGCCACCGGCGGGGAGCTGCGGCTGGCCGAAGCCGGGGGGTGGCGCGAAGGCGCCCGCCGCCGTGCTGCCGCCGGACTGGCCGGTGATCTGCTGGTAGATCGTGTTCCAGTCCATGGGGGCGCCCGGCTGGGCCGGGATGTTCTGCCCGCTCCAGGGGTTGCCGGCCGGGGACTGGAAGCCGCCGCCGGTCATCTGCTGCCAGGGGCCGTTCTGGAAGTTGAACCCTTGCAGGTTCTGGAAGCCGTTGTCGGCAAGAAAACTGTCGAGGGTGAGGGGTTCGGAGGGGCCGCCGACCTCGCCGGCGAGCTGGCCGGCGCCGGGGGCGAGGGCCGCGAAGGGATTCTGGCCGCCGGCGGCCATGAGCCGGCGGTTCTCGACGGCCTTGGCCCAGTCGCGCGGGCCGGTGAGGGTGGACGCGATGCGCTGCTGCTCGACCTGGGCGTTGAGCTGGGCGATGTCCCGTCGCGTTTGTTGGTCGCTGATGCCGAGCAGGCGGTCGTTGGCCAGCTTTTCGCGGGAGACGTTGATGCCTTCGACGCCGAGCAGGGTCTGCAGGGCCAGGTCCTGGGTGGAGATTTTGTCCTTGAGGCCGAGCTCTTCCCGGCGCAGGTTGATATCTTCGAGGCCGAGATCCATGGCGTCGCGGGTCTTCTGCCAGCCCAATTCCAGGTTCCCTTCGCCCAGCTGCAATTCCACTTCGACGGCGCGCAGCGCCGCCTGGGCGCGGGCGGCGTCGGCGGCGGCCTGCTGGGAGAGGGCGGCGGCCTGGCCGGAGGCGACCTGCTGGTCGAGGGCGAGCTTGGCGCGCTGGATCTCGGCGGACAGGTTGGCCTGGTAGAGGTCGATGCCGAGCCGGGCCATCTCAGCCTGGATCTGCGCCTGGCTCTTGAGGACGTCGTTCTGGCCAAGGTACATGCGCAGATCGTGGTCCTCTTCGGCGAGGGCCATCTGCGCCCAGCCGCGAGCGTCGTCGCCCATGCCGAGCTGCCTACTGAGGTCGATACGCTGCTGGTCGAGATACTGTTGGGTATCGATCTGGTTCGCGTTGAGGCCGAGCTGGGCCCACTGGTAGGGGGTGCCCTGAGACTGCATGGCGAATTGGGCCAGGTCCAACCCGTAGTTCTGCTGAAATTGGCCGCCCTGTTGTCCAAGCTGGGCATAGTTGAACCCGAGATTGCCAGCCGCGATGTTGGCCTGGTTATTGAGGGTCGCCATGAACTGTTGCTGGTCCTGGTAGAGCTGCTGCTGGGACAGGCCAAGCTGGGCTTGCTGGTAGGCGGTCATGGCGGTGGACGGGTCGTAGGCGCCACCGGTGGCGGCGGAGTAGGCCGCCTGAGAGGTAGACATGGAGGAGGACGGGGTACGCGCCGCAGCGCCGCCGTTTGCGCCCCGGGCGTTGAGGGCGGCCTGGGCGGCGGCGAGCTGCTGTTCCCGCCGGTCCATGGCATCGGCTGGGCCGGTCGGCACGTCGACCTTCGGGCCATACGGATCGAAGGACGCGTTCGGGTCGTAGGCGCCGGTGTCCCAGGAGGAACCGCCGGGCGAGGACGCGCCGCCGTAGGTCGGGTAGTAGTTGCCATCCTCGTCATACGGCATAGAGGTCACCTCCGTAGTCGTCCAGGGTGTAGTCGAAGGTGTCCTCTTCCTCCTCGTCCCAGGGCGATGCCAGGTCGTAGGTCAGGCCGAAGGGGCCGAAGGCGTAGTCGATCTCCTCGCGGAGCACGCGCTCCGGGTCAAGGGCGACGTCGTCGCGCGCGGCGAGGCCGGCGATGACGTTGATGGCGAGCGGCACGAACTCGTCGGGGGCGGCGTCCAGCACCGGCTGGTAGTGGCGCATGTCCGCTTCGAGGTCGTAATCGGCCATGGGGTTCGGGTTGGGGTCCAGCATGGGGCCGAGTTCGGGCTCCGGGATGGGGGTGAGGTCCGGGGTGACCTGGTCCTCATAGAGATCGGCGTAGGGGTCGGGCTCCTGCATGAAGTCCTTGAGGCCCTGCCAGGACGGGTCGGAGAGCGGCGGCTGGCCACCGGAGGTCGGTGCGGAGAAGGTGCCGGGGGTGGCGCCGGTGATGGCGGCGCGGGGGTCGAGGGGGGTGAAGCCCTCCTGGCCGGGCAGGTGCGCGGTGTCGGGCTGGGGGAAGAGCTCGCCGCGCAGGGCGGCGGCGAGGTTGGTCTGGTTCTCGGTCTGCTGGTCGCGGAGGGTGGTGGGCAAAGGCGCCGGTGGGGCGGGGCGCTCGGGCTCGCGGAGCGGGCGCCAGTTGGGCTCCGGCATGGGGCCGAAGAGGCCCATGGTCTGCTCGTAGAACTCCTTCAGTTTGGCGGGGTCGGCGTTCGGGTGCTGCATCATGGCGCGGAGCGCGGGCAATTCGTGGCGGTAGGCCTGCGACTGGGCCGCCCGCTGGAAGGCCTGGAACCATCCTTCGGGGAGGCTGTAGACCTTCTGCAAATCTTTGGCGTAGTCCTCGTAGAGCTTGGCGGCCACCTGCATGGCGCGGTCCTCGCGTTTGGTGCCGCGCTCCATCTGGGAGGCGAAGGCCTGGCGGTCCTGGGCGCCCTGCTCGCTGTTAAAGGCGGAGATGGCGGTCCGGAAGGAGGCGAGGTCCTCCTGGGCGAGGCCGGCGTGCTCGACGAACTGCGAGAGCCACTCGCGCTCGTTCGCGTTGCTGTCGGCGACGAGCTGTTTGGCGACCTCGCCGGTGTTCTTGGCGTGGGTGTCCTTGAGCGTGGTGATCTGGTCCATGATCTTGACGCCCTGCTCGAGGGTGGTGTCGGCGGACTTGGCCTCGATCTCGAGGAGGCGGGCGTCGGCGACGGTGCGGGCGCGGTCGGCGTTGAGTTGGGCGACGGCTTTCGCGGCATCGGCCTGGATCTGCTGACGGACCACGCCCTGCTGGGCCACGTCGCGCTGGGTATCACCCTGGGCCGCGATGTTGGCAGCGGTATTGCGGCTGTTCTCCTGCTGCCGGCGGGTCTGCTCCTCCTGGTCGGGGCTGACGCCGGTGCGGACGGGCGCGCCGTCGGGGTTGTTGGGGTTGATGAACAGCCCGGTGGGCCGACCATCGGCGAGCAGCGGGACGAGATTCTGGTCGACGCCGCCGGTGGACTGGATCTGCTTCTGCAGCTTGGCCTGCACCTCGTGAAAGGTCTTGAGGTTGTTGTCGAGGACGGCCATCTCGGTGGCGATCCGCTCCGTCTCCAGGCCGGGGACCGCATTGCCGCGCTGGCGTTCGAGATCGCGGAAGCGCTGCGAGCTGGAGCGGATCATGTTGACCACTTCGGCGAACTGCTGCTCGGCGATCGTGCGGCTCATCTCCCCGTACTCGGCGTCGGTCGGTCGCTCCACCGTCCCCGGGCTTTGCAGCCAGGCCTCCCAATCGAACGGGCGGCGCGGTCCCTGGATCTGCTGACCCGTGGTCGGGTCGAGGCCCAGACCACCGGCCTGGTACGACACGGGCGCATGGAAGGCCATGGGCTACATCCCTCCGGGCGGGAGTGGTGGGGCGGGCATGGGCGGCGGTGGCCCCGGGGGCACCGGCTGCGGTGGGGCAATCTGGGGCGGCAGGGGCTGGGGGGGGGGGGGGGGCATGCCCGGGACCATGGACTGGGGCGGCATCGGCATAGGCATGGCGGGTGGGACCGGTGGCAGCGGCCCGGCGGTGGGCGCGGAGGTCGGGGCCAGGAACCCCGGGCCACCCGGCCGTGGGGGTTCTTCTAAAGGAAGAAGGGTGGGTTCGGGGACGGGCATGATGGCGGGCTGGGGGTTGCGGTAGAGGCGTTCGGCCTGGTGGATCTGCTCGGCGAGGGTCATGGCCTCCTCGTAGGGGATGCCGCCCTCCAGCATGGTCATGAAGTCGTCCTTGACCACCGGGGAGAGGTCGGTCAGATAGTCGAGGGATTGGCGCAGGAAGTCCTCGGGCATGCGGGAATCTTTCAGCTTCTCGAGCTGGTCCGGTTTGGTGACCCAGACGTCCTGCCAGATGCGGGGCAATTCGGCCTCCGGGATCTCGGCGGCGCCGAGGGAGAGGTCGCCGCCCTGGAGGTGGCGGGCCATGCGCTCGGTGTCGCGGTCGAGCTCGGCCTCCATGCGGGCGGCCATTCTTTCGATTAACGGCATGTGTTTCGACTCATATGCCAAGGGTTTGCACTCCGGCCTGGATACCAGCGGTTGGGAGCACGACGCCGGGACCGATACCGGCCCCGGCGCCAATCACGCCATACGGCGACCCATTCTGGGGGATAGCGGCGCCGCCCCCAGGAGCAGCAGTTAAGGCCCCCTGATCCGGCATGATGGGTGCGCCCGGGGCGACCATCGGGGGTTGACCCATTGGCGGGCCGAAGCCACCCGGCATGCCGCCGTTTCGGGCTTGCTGGGACATCGACGCAAGCATTGGATCCATGCCCGGCAAAAGCCCGGATTGGCTGGCGGCGTCGGCCGCGACTTTGAGGAGGTCGCCGCGCTGGAGGCGGCGGGTGAGGCGGTCGTCGACGGCCTTGGTGTACCAGGGCTCTTTGCGGATGCGGTCCATGGCCTTGCCCTCGCGGACCTCGTCCGGGTTGAAGCCGAGGTGGGCCATGGCCTGGTCCTCGGAGAGGAGGCCGGCGTTGACGAGCTCGATGACCCAGCGACTTTCGACAATTTTGGAGGTGGCGGGCTCGGGGTCGAGGGTCCAGCGGATGCCGACGGCCTGCTGCATGTCGTCCGGGCCCATGCCGATCCACTGGGCCTCCGGGGTGGCGACGGCGCCGGGCGCGAGCGACCTTCTGACCCAGATGGTCTCCTTGACCTTGGTCTGGATGAGCTCCATGACGAAGTAGGTTTCCTGCATGAGGCACTGCTCGATGTTGTAGACGAAGGGGTGGAGCTGGAGCTTGGCCTCGGCGAGGTAGGACTGGATGGCGAAGCCGGCGCCGGCCAGGTCGCCGGCGCCGATGGGGCCGAGCTTGGCGGACATGCTGGCGGAGGCCAGCCAGCCCGAGACCATGCCGTACATCTCCTGCAGGCCGTTCGGGATGCCGGGGTGCTCGACCTGTTTCATGTCGTCCTCGGTGCCCATGGTGACGACGGAGGCGTAGGGGATGTCGTAGGAGGGGGCTTTGGCGGGGTCGCGGTCCTGGCCCTCCATGGACTCGGCGGGGACGGCCTCTTTGCGGGCGATGGGCATGGCGGCCTGCATGACGGCCATGTTGAGCATGGCGGTGGCGAGGAAGGACTGGAAGCGGGTCATGTCGAGCTTGTTACTGGCGACGGAGTAGCCGACCTTGCGGTCGTTCATGTAGTTGTGGAGGATGCCCGGCGCGAAGAAGTAGGGGACGCCGGGGTAGCCGTGCTCGATCTGCCTGACGAGCTTGCTGTGTTTCCCGGCATGGACCATGTAGCTGACGTACCGGTCCGACCAATGTTCGATCAGTTCGAGCGTCTCGGGGTACTTCTGGCCCTCCTCTTCGGAGAGGGGGCGGCCGAGGCGTTCGCCGAAGCCGAAGTCGTCGGAGTAGTCGAGGTCCAATTCTTTGAGGGTCGGGTAGGTCTGGCGGTGGGAGATCTCCATGACCTCGGCGAGGTGGTCCGCTTCCCAGAGGGGGTAGACGGTGGCGGTGTCGACGTGGATGCGGGCGAGGGGGACGCCGCGCCGGCGTTTCTCGGCGTCGACCTCCTCGTCGTCGACGTCGGGGTCGAGCCCTTTCTGGAAGACGGGCTCCCAGCGCTCGGCGTCGTAGACCCACTTGACCCAGCCGCCGCCCTCGACGCAGGCGTCGGTGAGGGCCATCTGGGCGTCCTGGCCGGGCACGCGCTGGGAGGCGGCTTTGAAGAGCTCCTCGAGGAAGTGCTCGAGCTCGGTGGTGTACTCCTGGCCGAGGTCGGAGGTGACCTCGCCGGGCATGGCGGTGCAGGTGGGCCAGCGCAGGGTGAGGGTGGCGACGACGCGGGCGATCTCGTCTCGTACCACGGTCGACTGCATGGTGGTATCGACGATGCGGAGCCATTCCGGGAGGGTGGGCGGGTCCTCGAGGTCGCGGTTGTGGCGGAGGTCCTCGAGCTGCTGGTCCTGCTCGGTGTAGGCGGTCTCGAGGAAGGACTTGAGGCGGTCGAGGTACGCGGTGTCGGGGGCCCCGGCGACCTCCTGGGTGCGCAGTGCGACGGCCACAGCCCCACCTCTCGCGAACGGTTCAGGCCTAAACCATGATGGGTCCATGATACAGGGAACGGGTGCGGCGGGGGTTTTCGGGGGGGGCTGCTTCCTTTTAAATAACCCCTTCTAGCGGGGGACGAAGCGCCAGGGCTGGGGGCGGGGCCGGGCGGAGCGGGCGGCGGCGGCGCCCATTAACAGGTAGCGAGCAGCGTCGCCGGAATCGTCCCTCCAGCCGTCCTGGTTACTGGCCTCCTTCACGTCCATGAAGTCGTGGGGGTCGCGCTGGGCGGTTTCCAGGAAGGCGATGAGGTTGGTGCAGTTGGGGCTGATGGTGAGCTCCGGGGGGACGGCGGTGGTCATGCCGCGGAAGAGGGCTTTCTGGATGCGGGACCAGCCCTCGTGGCGTTTGTTGCTGGCCTTCTGGAGGAGGAGGCCGCCGGCGCGGTACTCGTCCTCGAAGGAGGGGCCGCTGATGCCCTTCTTGCCGTTCTTCCAGATGGAGGGGTCGGCCCAGGTGGTGCGGCAGGAGGGGTAGCTCTCGGAGAGGGAGAGGATGATTTTGGCCTGCATCTGGGGGGGGATGCCGGGCTCGAAGAGCTCCTGGAAGATGTAGGTGTTGGGGTAGGGCTTGGCGGGGTCGGTAGCGGCCCAGAGACAGCAGGCGGGTGCGGCTTCGCCGTAGTCGAGGCCGCGCCAGACGCGCCAGTCGGGTGGCGGCTCGCGGTGTTCTGGGAGGACGTGGACGTCGCGGCGGAAGCCGGAGAAGAAGGTGCCGGCCTGGAGGTCCCAGGAGCCGGTGGCCATGGACTTGCGCATCTCCGGGTCCGAGATGGAGAGCTGGTTGGCCTTGGTCTCGGCCCAGTTGATGGAGGGGTTGTCGGCGGTGGCGATGGGGATCCAGCCGATGCGCTTCTGCTGGTCGAGCTCCGGGAAGTCCGGGTGGGTGGTGCGCACCGTCCAGACGTCGCCCCCCTGATGGCCCGCGACGAAGAAGGCCTTGTGCTCCATGTGGGAGACGCCGATGGAGTTGGTGGTCAGCAGGACAATCGGCCACCTGGTGGGGTCGGAGGGGATGACGCGGGACCAGAGGAAGGTGATCTGCTCCCAGGTGAACTCGGTCGACTCCTCGAAGACGACGGCGTCCCAGAGGTGGGAGCGGTACTGCTCGTAGTCTTTTTCTTCGACGCAGTGGTGGTAGCGGGTCTGGGAGCCGTTGGCCCAGTAGAAGGTCTTCTTGGTCTCGTTGAAGGTGCCGAGGTGGTCGGGCACCTCTTTGCGGATGGGGTCGATCTGGGTGCCCTCGAGGTCCTTGGTGATGCGGCGGAAGATGGCGACGATGGAGCCCGGGAACATGAGGGCCATGCGGCTGGCCAGGATGCGGGCGGCCATGGACTTGCCGCCGCCCCCTTCTCCAGCCATAAGGACGACGTTGACGGGGATGCCGTCCGGCGGCGGGTCGTCCGGCAGGAGGCCGACGTAGCGCAGGACCTCGTACTGCTTCGGGTGCGGCGCGTACGGCCACTTCGGGGTGACCAGGCCTGGCGGGGTGAGGAGCTCCGTCATGGGTGGATTTTAGCCGCAGTACCGCGCGACGTCCCGATCGATCGGCTCCACCACCCGCTCCCGCACCCGCGGCACCTCCGACCAGTAGTTCCCCTCCTGCTGCGCGCTCCGCCGCCGACTCAAGGCGTCCTCACACAACTGGCTCGTGCGCCCGGCACTGGCCGCCCGCTCCGTGATCAGGAGGATCCCCCCAACAATGACCAGCACGAGGAGGGTGGCAGCAAGGATGGTCAGGATCCGCGTCACTCCTGCTCCTTCAGGATCTCCGCCCTTGTGGCGTACCGCAGGCAGTGCGTGCAGTAGAAGACGTCCTCCCCCGAATGGTGGGTGACCACCCCGCTCTGCTGCGCAATGGTCTTCGTCGGCAGGGTCGTCCGCAGATACCGCCAGGAGTGGCGCTCGCACTCAGTCACCCTCTGCCCTCATTCCCCGGGCGACCCGCTCCTCCGTCAACCCGCGCTCCAACAAATACCGGATCAGCCACGCCCGCGACCGCTCTATCTCTCTGGCCCACTGGTCCAGGCTTTCGAGCATCTCCTCCGTCAGCCACAGGTCCACATGCCTCGGGTACCGTACCCGCCGCTGCTCAGGCATGCTGCTCTTCTTCAACCATGCGGTCCAATCGAAGCATGTCCCGCTGGCCCAGCCAGAGCAGATGATTCTCTACCTGACGCTGGTTGTACTGCACCTGCTCCACGGTCAACCCCGTTCGCTCAACCTCCTTCCACAACGCCTGCAGCTCCGGGCATCGCGCCACCACATACCGCCCACTCGGCGGCTGGACCACGAACTCACAGGTACACCTCGCCATCTCCCCCCTCCCCCTTTGCTTTTTATTCTACATGACTGGGTCATGACTATTGGTTCATGTCCTGAAGTATTTCTTTTTCCTGCTCTCGGCTGGGTGTGACTCTCGATTATTACTTCATGTCCTTAACTATTTCTTTTCGTCCCTCTCGGACCGAAGTGACTAGAGGGTGACACCAGCCCCACGCCCCAGCAAGACATGGACGGCAGCCGGTGGCCACCCCCCACCCCCACCAGGGGAGTGCACCGGTGCGGGAATTCCGCGCCCGGTGGCGTACGGCGCTCGTCGTTGGCGTAAAGCCGATACCCGTAGGTACCGTGCGGAGCCCCCCAGTATGACGTCGGTGGACCCTAGGTAGTGGTCACGCGGCCCTGGTCCTGGAGCTCATGGTAGAGATAAGTCTCAGTATATGTACCCATGGATTCGTGCCTGCGGTGCGTGCCACCTTCCAGAGAAGGAACGCACCCGGATGCGCCAGTCTGGTGGCCGGCTACTCGGTGGGCTCGTCCGGTCGGGATGGGGGGAGACTACCGTTTTCAGGGGGGAAGGGGGCGGAAAC